TTTTGTGGTGCATTTGATCGCTGGGCTCCTTGCCTACAGCCATCAGGGCAAAAAACCGGGTCTGCATCTCGATGAACGCGCTCTTCTGGCTGCTTGATCGACTTCCCTTAAACAGAACTCACGTTAAATAGTCCCATATGTAGCCTCCTACGCGATTACGTTTTGAAGCATATAGTAGACATCAGGCGACAAGAGTTCGTAGTCGTAGAAGTCGCGGTTGACGAGTTCATTGCCCGGAGGGTTGTTCTTGAACTCACGGGTCACTTGGCGCATACCGTCAAGGTAGAACTTGTAGCCGCCGTTGACTTCGTCTTGGCCAGGAGTATCAGTAACGTAGCCAAGCCAAAAGTGCTTCGGCCAGAGCGAGCTAAGGCTTGCTGTTTGGGAAACGTTGGCACCGTTCGCTTTCACGCGGCCGATATAGACCTTCTCGATACCGTATGGCGCAAGCAGACTCAGGAACTTGGCTTCGCTCATGGCGCGGTCCTGGGCAAGGCCGAGGCGGGCGAGGAAGTCAGGATGGTTGACGATCTGCAACCAAGTATCAATGGACATCCAGCAGGTGTTTGGAGGCATCGGCGAATTGTTCATTTGCTGTTGTACAGCGTTGGTGATATCAACAAACGGGTTGGAGTTGCCGTGATCGCTCCACTGTGCGCCGCCCGAAAGAGTGGTGAAGTGGGTGAGCTGTGTCGTGTCTGATAGCAGCGTAGCTAGCTGGTTTTCGTCAACCAGGGCCATTTGACCGGCGATCTTTTCAACCATGCGGTTTTCGACGTTCAACGCCGCGCTGGCAACCTTGTATTCGCGCTCGGTAATGAAACCGGAAAGCGCATGCTCGGTGAGCGGTCCCCGCAATTGGGTCTTATTGCCGTACTTGACCATCGGTGCTTTGGCAGTACCCATACGGGCAGTACTTGATGGGATTGTCAGGTGCGATTTGTCTGCGAACCATACATAGAACATTTCGCTTGGTACTGGCACGGCAGGGAAGATTTTATCACCGATGAAGCTGGTCTTCAGGTTCATCCACTGCTGGAACGTGGTTGTCAGTTCCGGTATTACATAAAGTTGGCTATTGCCGTCCATTTTATTATTTCATCCTTATTTACGTTTGTCTTAGATAGTGCTTAGTACAGGAAGAACAACCGCTCGTACTCGAACTGGTCACCGCTATTGGCGGCAACGCGGGCCCGACCGAACACGCGGACGCTTGGCTGTGATCCTGCTGCGGTCTGCGTAGCTGTGACGGCTTGGCCGCTGCTATCGTTCTTTACTGTCAGGTATGCGCCCTTGGCGATTGATGCTCCGGCGATTACTTCAAAGGTGCCAGTGCCGCTGACGTGTTCAATAGAGCACAAGCCGGTTGCGCCCTGGGGCACCATATCAAGGACGCCTGCGATGTCGTCGGTCGGAAGGGCGGCGAGTACCGCCTTGCCGTTTACGTCTAGCTTCGCAATAAGGTGCGAGCTCGCGTGTAAGTCAGCGCCAGCTGGGGCGCTTATGAGACTGCCGGGTGTAAATGCCATATATTTCTACCTTTTCCTTTACTTATTTACCTGATTTATGCGCGTCGTAACGTGACTTAAGGTCCGTATCCTGGCGCATCAGCCGTTCCTGCGCCTGTCCCCAGGTCAGCAGCTCGCCGGATTCCTTCGCCTTAGACAACAGGTCCTTAGTCTTGGTGTTCAATTCGCTCAGCACGTCGCTCTCTACGGCCTGATCGTGGCCGATCTCATGTGCCAACAGTTCGTTGGACGGTAAGGCTGACAGATGGTCTTCAAACGCTTTGCGGCCGTCGCCTTGGCTAGAAAGAAGCATATTGACAGTGGACTCTTCTTGGTCTTGCTTTACTGCGCCGCGCTCAATGTGGCTCAAAACAATTTGCTTAGCCTTGTTATGCTCATACTCTTCCGCGATAGCTTCAAGCTTGTCGAGCTTATCGAGCTTGCTTAGAGTATCTTTGTCAACCAGCTTCTTGTCACCGCTCTGGATCGCGTTCAATGTCTCACGGTCTTCCGTTGTTAGAGCACTGAGCTTGTCGTCTACATCCACGACTTTCTTTTTGCCCGACTTGATATCTTCCATCATTTTTTTGTCTTCGTCGCTCATTTGATCTCCATTATTATCTTTATCCGCGTCCACGACCTTCTTCTTGCCTGACTTCACGGCAGCTAAAAGCTCCTGGTCGTCTTTGCTCAGGGTGTCAACCGTAGTCTCAAGCTCGAAATTCTTCAACTCCTCGGCACTCAGTTTGTCCTTATTTTCAGCCAAGAACGCACGCTCTTCGGCCGTTACATCTTTATTCTCTTTTAGGCGCAGGGCGTCTAGATTCATCGAATCGTTCTCCTTATCTTTTACAAAAATCATACCGCTAAACTCCTGATCATCATCAGCCAGCGCAGCAGCCCGGATCGGCGACATACCCTGCAGGAACGGAATGTTGGTCAGGCCAGCGCCTTCAATGACATTCGACAACCGTTTCGTCAGGTCATTCGCTTTTGCCCACAGTGTTTTCTTGCCGTTTTTACTGCCGAATGCACCCATCGGGCTGACGCACTTATACTCACCGCCACGGACCGCTTCTTCGCCTGATGGCGTCCATTCGACGGGGTTGGCGTATAGGGTACCCTCGCCTGTCGTTTCATTGGCATCCAGTTCGAGCCCTTTGATCCAGGCGGCAGCTTTACCGTCGTACTTGTGTTCAAAGTCGATAGCCAGACCGGTGGTATGGTCATCGGTCGGAAAGCCGATACCCTCGTCGTGGTGCTGCTTCATTTCTTTCAGATCATCAAGGGTCACTTTGAAATTGCCCTTGACGGAGTTCGGCCACTTGCCGGTCACAAAGAGGGGGATACGCGTCGGCAGTTCACCGTTCGCGTCGAGTTTGACGGAAGTGACACGGAAGACCCCCAGGCCGTTGCGGTCCATTTTCGTGCTGTCCTCACCGAGCAGTTTTTGTATGCGGGTACGGATTTTCTCTTTCCCATCCGCAGGAATGCCTTGCGTCTGATCTAAGCGTGCTGCGGCATTGGCTAAATGGTCGTGATCAATGTTGCCGTCTGCGTCTTTATATGGGAGATGTCGGAGCGAACGGGGCGTTGTCTTGTTGTCACTATCCTTGGAACCGTCAGGAGAAACATATAGGAAACTTGAGTCCGGTAAGCTATCGACATAGGCTTGGGTCCACTGTGCCATCGCTACAATCCGATCCCAAGTCTGCTTGCTATTTGTATTTCGGAGGTCATCTTAGTAAGAATAATTACAGACTGACATGCTGGTGTCAATACCAGAACATAAACCTGTGTTACCAACAAGTGTTGTTTGCACTTGTCACTAACACGTGTATTATGGAGACATATGGCGAACATAAGCGTGACGATTACGTTGCCTAACGAGGTATACGAGATATGGCAGCAAGATAAGAATCGTAAAGGCGTAATTGCCAAGTTAGTAGCGGAGTACTACGGGTTCGTGGTCAATGAGTCACGGGTGGTAAAGAAGGAAGACACCTGATCCTACTTGTTTTGTAACCTGTCCCATTCGGCTTGGTAGATGAGACGGCGCGCGCATTTACAGAGAACGTGAGCTGTTGGACCCATCAAATAACCGCCGTATAAGTAATCAAACGGTACCGGACCTTCAGCCGCATAATCTGCACAAATGTCGGTTGCGCCTGCAGTCAGCCAGATTTTACCAACCGCACCACTCTGGCGTCCAAATTCGGTTACTCCAGCTTGGTAGGCATTGACTGACTCGGTACGCGCGATAATCATAGACCGGCGCGGGTTCTTGATGATACTGTCCACGTCTGCCGCCGCCTCGTCAGTTGTTTTGCCGACCGCCAGGCTGCGTTTAACCGAAGCGGCGATGTCCTTGCGCACGGTGTTCAAAACGTTGTACTCAGGATTCGGATTGTCGATAATACGGCTAATCGTCTTATCCGGATTGTAGATGACTTTCTTCCCCACCAATTTCGCTACGTGCTCAACTCCCAAATTCTGGATGGCCTCTTCCGTGCTGGTAATGCCGAGTGGTACCTTGTAGGTCGTCTCGGAAGCCGCCGCGCCAATAGCCGTCAGGTCAGTCACCGTTTTCAGCGTCACTTTGATAAACATGTCGGCCGACATATTGATTGCTTCATCGTTTACTGTTACGTCCACACGGTATGAGGGCGTCGCGTTCGGGGCGTACTGGTTCCAGTTCACGAATGAACGCGACTGCTTCGCCATGTCGCGGAAAAACTTGGTAAGCACTATCTTCAGTTTAGCGGTCTGCAGCAGCATCTTGGCGTGCTGCTGCGGCGCTTTGAGATACTGTTTCGACCAGTCCTCGCGGCTCAACAGCATCATGCCGAGTTTCAGCGCATGTAACTCAACCCGATCCATTACTGCCCCGCAATGATACTAAGCAACTCGCGCTCAATCCGTTCTGCTTCCACAATGGTGGTGTCAACCGATAGATTGTCTTCTTTCGGGTCGGCCTCGCCTGCTGGATCGTCCGTTTCAGGGTTGTCCTGGTCGGCCTGCGGGTCGATTGGTTCTTTGGCACTACTAGGCGTGGTAGGAGCTTGGGCTTTGGCTGTAGCCACGTCCTGCGACTGTTTTTGCTGTTGGCGCTGGTCGTATTCTTGCTGGCTGAGTTCTGGCAAGTTGAGCATCCTGCGCAGACGGTTCTCCAGTTCAAGTCCAGCCGTGAGGGCACCGACTTGCATCAGTGAACTAACGGCGGTCGAGGTTTCCGGCACGTCTTCGTCGGAGATCGTCGAAAAGACCAGTTTTGGATACCCGTTCTGGAGGTTGGAATAATTGAGGTCAACCCAGTCGTTGATAGCGTCTCTCTGGAAAGCGATCTGCCAGATGCGGGCGACAGATACCAGGGCTTTGACGAATAGACGGGAGTGGTCTTGGCTAACGGCCCGTGAACCACCACCACCCGTCTGACCGAGGAGTAGGAACTGCGCCAGCGCGGACAAGGTAATCTGCTCGTCCAGCCGTTTCAGCTCGCCGGGGATGTCCTTGGTGGTGTGCCCTTTCATGTCCAAGAAGCCGACGTCGATAGTGTCAGGAAACTCAAGGTAGGCTTCCTCGTTGGCCCGTTGCTGGCGGACGCGCTGGCGGACATTTTCCAGTTCGGTCTCGTCAATCGACTGACCATTAGTAACCGTCTTCTTGATGTACATGATGCCCATACCCTGATTTTCCAAGGCGACGGCGTTCATGATCTCCAGGCTGTCTTTGATCTTCCACGGCTTATACGCCGACCGAAGTAAACTTTCTCCGTTGTAATTTTCCCCTTCCTGGTTGTTGATGACGTACAGAAGTTTCTTGCGGGGAATGTCTATCGAGCCATTGAAGGGCGTTGTCTGGGTAATGCCGGGCTGGCCGTTATCCATCTGCCATTTCAGGATGGTGCTCTGCTTGCGGGAGGCGATGTTTTCAAAGCCGATATATCGTTTGCCGTTGTAGACCGCTTTGGTGTCGTAAATCTTTTCGCCGACGAAATGGCCGAAGGGCAGGAACGAGAAGCCTTCGCGCATGATGTCGTAGTAGTCCAGTTTCCGGTCAAAGAATTCATACCTGGCGTGTTCGGCTATCTTGAGGTCACGAGTTTCTTTGCTGGCTGGTTCGATATCCCAGTTAGCCGAGAGGATCGGATCAGTGACTACCTTGATGATAGCTCTGATAACCGGATCTGATCGGCGCATAACGTCGTAGACGCGGACAGCCAATATGCCTTGCAGGTCGCGGGCGTAATCTTCGCCGCTGATGTAGCCGTGGAAAAAATTAGTGCCGGACTTGCCGAGAGCGCGGGTTGCACCGGGCGGGAGAGGTATGTTTGCCATTTGAAGTTATTCTAGCATGAGTGTGTCTGAATACGCATTGCGCTTACGCGGGATAGATGCTACCAGCCGCCACGTCGGAGACCGCTAGTGAACGGGCGTTTGGTAGGAGTGGGGCGTTCTTGGGGGTCTTGACTGAGGGCAGATGGGATGTATGTCTTACGGCCTGCGCCAGAAAAGGCGAGACAAAGTGCGTCCGATTTATCTGGACTCTTGCCGCCAGTACGCTTTTTGTACTCCTCCTTGGACTCGACCTTGATCTTACCGTTCGGTAAGATGCCCCAACGCCGGGCGATCAATTCATCACGCAACTGGATATCGTTAGGTATGGAGATGGTATGGCTCCAAAAGTAACTGCGGAGATTCCAATACAGCTCGCTCGTAACGTCGTGGAATTTCTCTGGCTGGCGCATAAGCTCCTTACTGGAGAAGTTGTAGGCCGCCAGCTGGTAGGTATGAGGTGGCTGCCCCTTGGCTTTTTCCTCTCTGCCGATTTGGCGCAGACGGTCAGTCGTGCCGCCGCCGTTACCAGTATCGTCGATGCTTACCAGAACAGTGGAATCTCGCGGATCGATAATGTTGATGATCTTATCCGCCGAAGTCATCAGGTCAGTCTTGTTCCACACTATCTGGTTTTCAACCCATCCGCCATGACGAGGCGTTACGACTGTATTGTCACTGCCGTACCTCGCCATATCCACCCCATATTCTGGTGGCCCTTCCGGGATATCCCAGCCCACTATCTCAGCGTATGTTTTAGAGCTTGTTTTGCCTGTCTCAGGGTCGATGTAGCTATCATCCACACCCCGCATATTCATCGCCATCATGACCAGGTCTGTCGGAATAAGCTGCTGGTCCGCTTCGGTCGGAAACTCGCCCATGATAAGCGCCTGCCAGGGAGATGAATCGGTACCCCATTCGTAGTAACGGCCATAAACGGTTGCAGGATCGATTAATGCACCGAAATTCTGGTCAAGCACCTTCTCAAGCTGTTTATTTACGTTTTTCGTCCATTCTACTTGTGGCATGTCGTTCTGCGGCGTGTAGAGGGCAAGCAAGTCTTCGACGTTGCGGATGCCTGCCATTGTGAAATTCGGGCTATCGAACGCTGAAACCGTGAAACACTGTGCGCCCAGCTCCGGCTTATTGAAGTAGTCAAAGAACGTACCCGATGGTTTTGTGGGATTGCCGATAAGGAGGATGCGGGCATGGATATTCGGTGTGATAGCAGCTACGCCCTTGAAGATCGGCTCATCGACACCGCCAGCCTCATCGACGACGACGAGAATACGGGTGGCATGATAGCCGAAGAAGTTCTCAGGGCGTTTGGTTGAGCGGCCGACTGCATACCATTTCTCACCGAGATTTAAGCCAGCTTGGAGCACTTCGGCATTAGTCAGCTTGTACTTGGACAATTTTACGGCTGTAGCAATCTCGCGCCAGAGAACGTCAGTTACCTGCGACCATGTTGGGGCGGTCGTCACGACAATGGATTGCGGGTATAACATCAGGTAGGCGATAACGATTCTGGCCGCACAAAAACTTTTGCCAACAGAATTGCAGGTCTTTACAGCCGTGATTTTATTCTCAAAAACAGAACGGACGATATCGGCTTGCAACTTCCACAGCTTCGCGTTAAGCACCTCAGTGACATATTCCTCCGGGTGCAGAAGGTAATAGTCGTGGAGACGGGCGAAATCACGCTGGCTGATCTGTTGTGGATTCATTGACTATTTCGGCTTCGATTACAGGCATTTTCTGTTGAAGCAAGTCGGTCCAAGTGTTGCCAAGCTGATGCTCAACTTCATGCCGCTGGCTAGGCAATTCCAGCTTGGCAAAGTGGCCTTGCAGGGAAGTGATAGCTTGGACTGCTGCTTTGTGATCCTTGGAGGTCATGGCGATCAGGTAGAGACGGTTCCACATGTTGGTTTCACGGCTCATGGAGTATAAATCCATACGTCGCTGGCGGACTTTCCCAGCAAAATCAGGGATGGATTTCTTCCAGTTGTAGAGTGTCCGTTCCGGCACATCGAATGTTGCACAAAACTCTTCAAGCGTCATCTTACGGACACGGCCATCGTCATCTGTTATGAGGCCGCCAACAGCGCAATAGCTGATCCATGCATCTTGCCTGTCAGTGAGCCCCCAAGGGTTTGTAGCGACAAATTTCGGTTTTTCAGTTTCGGCTAGCTGGAGATTGTTGCCATGTTCCGCCAGGTTCGTGTCCATGCGCCTAAGTCTAGCACCTAGCACCGCCCTCTGCAATTCGGACACGGTGGAATATCCTCGCCATCCCAGACTATGATCTTGGTTCCCAGGCATGACTTGAACTGCAACCGTTTGGCCTGATCGTTTGTCAGTTTCCGCTTCTCGAATGCTTCCAGCCGCAGTAACTTCAACTGGAACGGCGAGATGTAGACTGCCAGCAGCGGCGATGGTGCATCTCCGTGTAATTGCCGCACCAGATCCCGCATCTCCGCCCACGTGCTGAACTCTTCACATCCCAAATCGTAGGTTGAGAACAGTTCTACTTCCATCATGTTCTCTCTTTACATCCAGATATAAGTTTTACAATCACACTTCCTCCATAGGCCATGACCATTAAGTAGCTTGTGTGTCACATCCCGTTTGAAGCCATACCAAGTATGCGTTGCCCAAAACCAGTTCATTTTGAAATATACCCACTTCTTTACTTTTGAGTTGATATGCTGACTGTCGATGTCATGACCCGGTTTTCTCATGATAGTGGGGTTCGACCACCAAAAGATTTGCCGCCAGGTCGGCTGCGGTGTCGGGTAATACCCGTGTTCTTTGCGAAACTGCTCCAGCTCCATCTCCCTCTTCATGAACGCAGCGAAGTCGCTGGTCAAATCGCGACGGTATTCATCCTCGGTTATGAAGCCGCTCATCCATTGCTCCCATGCACCGGACAGTCTTTGCGTTTTCCCAGCTCAGTACAGATACATTTCCAGTCTGGTCCGGCAAACTCCATTGGTGGCAGATCGTCAGGTTGTCGGTTGGTCGTCGTCTTCCCCATGCGTACAAACGCCTGATACTCAGCCAAAGCCTTCAGAGCATAGTTGCGCCATGGCTGGGTGATCGTCTTGTCGGCTTTCGTAGTCTCAGACATTTCAGTGATGATGGCGTCGTAGTTCATTGCTTCTCCTCCTCAACTGGTAACAACCCTTTCGCTTGCAGCCTGTCCAGTACATAATTCCCGATCACCAGCGCTGTCTGCTCTCGGTCAGTCACCGGCAGTTCCACCGAAATAGTTTGCCAATCTTCTTTGATGTTCACATTACCCTGCGGCACGACAACCAGCAGTCCGATTTCAATGGAACGTTTTGTGGTTTCACCTTCCATCAGATGCCTTCCTGCCCCGTAACCATCTCCGGCAAATACACCTCCGCCATCATCTCCGTCTGTTCGCTTAAGCACCTGGCGATAATCAATGCGCTTGCGGCCAGTGATACCAATGCAGCGGTACTCGACAGATCGTTGTGTGTCTTGCCGTAGTTATTCCGTGCCCAGCCAAGGTTCTGTTCGGCTTGGATGAGCAGCTCGTCGTTAGTGGAGGGTTGTTGGGGGGATTCTTGGGTGGACATGATTCGTTATTTTACTCCTGTTCTCTTACGAGTTAGTTTGGCTATCTTGTTCCTTTGATTAGGTAGTTCATACGTTCCCATGTATTGCCGTAACATCTTGGTAAACACGAGTGACCGATGATCAGGATTAACTTTGCGTTCTACCCAGTCGGATAACTCAGCTACCTTCTTGGGATGGATGTGCCAAGCCAACGCTGTCTCCTGAACAAACTCATTACTCATACCATCATAGATTCCTCGACCCCAACTGCTCCTGGGAAAATTGAAGTGATAACCGAGGATGCTCTGTTGCCTGGTTCGTGGTCGTTATAGCACATGCCTAGTTCGGGAAGCGTATGGTCACGCACAGCATCGATCCCCTCCCCTGCGAGAAAATCACACCAGTCCTTGTACGGCTTCGGTGGCTGACACGTCAGGTAGCGCATCTTGGCTTCCAGAGCTTTGCGTAAATTATCTCCGGCATAGTTGTTCTCAGGCCCATCGTTATCTCCGGCATACACCACGCGGATGCTGTGCTTTAGGCAGTAGTCAGCTAAGCTCGATACAAGCGTAGTAGCGGCAGCACTGGGAGCGGCTATCCACGGTATTCCAGCATATTCCATACAGGCGGCGTCGCTGGCACCTTCCACCAGGAATAGTAGCGTGGCGTCGGGCATATTCCACTTGCCATACATCGTCGGTGTAGCATCCTTCAAGAACGTAAACCGTCGTTCACCAGACAAGTGCCGCAGTTGCGAGAACGGGATGTGCTCCTGGGTGATGTCGAAGTAAGGAATGAAGTAGCTATCTTTGCCTTCGTCCCAACGCCATCCCATGTAGTCCAGCACATCAAGCGGAATGTTTTTGAATGTGTGATCACGGGGTATCAGAGGCATAGTCTTCCACTCCTTGATATGGTCTTGGTTATTCTTTGGCTCATTCGCTTGTGGCTGCATGATTTTTCTCCTTAGTGGCGTTACTATGCCGTTACGTGCCTCTCGTAGTTCAGGGTAAGCCTTGGTGATATGAAACCGGCCACATCCTGCGAGACAATTCACGAACCAGTCATTACGAAATATCTGCGCGGATGGATTCTTGTCTTCGTGTTCGGGCATCGGGCAAGTGCTCAGTATATAACGCTGATGGACACGATATCGTTCACCAGCAAAATCAAGACATCTAAGCACATCGGCTTCGGTGAAGGTATCGGTAGGGAAGTCGCTATGACTCATTACAGCTTACTCGTGACATCTTCCATTTTGAATAACCGGCTGATATTCACGATGTATGGCTCGTAACGCTTTTTGGTAAACCGAGTTTTGCGGAGGAATAACGATAGATTGCGATGATCTTCCGTCTCGTTAACTTCTATAATCTTACTGGCCACCTGCGCCAATGCACCAGAACCGAGGATGCGATTCATGCCAGGGTCTTTTCCTTTGTTGACGTGGCTGGTGATGAATACCGTCTTGCGGTATTGCTTGACGATCCGGTTTAATGTACGCATAAAAATACGTTGGGTGTTGTATTCATTCTGACCGCTATCGGTTATGGCACCATCAAAGGCCATCTGGATAGGATCGAGTAGGATCACATCGACACCAAACTGTGGATCGGAAAACCAATCCTCAATCTCCGCCGCCAGATTGCTCAGTGTCCAGCCCTGCTCGTTTGCGGACAATTGCTCGTCACAGAGGATGCGCAGATTATCTGAGTTCATCATGCGGTTATAGGCTCTTGTGCCGATGATATGCTCCAAGCGATTCATTTCGTCGTCGGGTGCGTCTTCCATTAGGAATAGGCCAACCCTTTTGCCCTCAGCTATGGCATTTGCCAGCAGGTTAAGCGCAAAGGTACTCTTACCGATACCCGTTTCTCCGTATAACAAGCAAATTTCGTAGTTGTCCTGCCGTCCGATACCGCCGCCAAGATATTCGTTTAATGCGGGTAATGGAGTCTGGTACAGTTTCGTGGTACCGAAGTTCTTCTTGTTCTCTTCTGCCGATTTACGATAGTGTCGCGCAAAGCGTACTTCGCGTCCAATACCAGTCTTCTCAGTTACTCGCGACATCTTCAACCCCCTGTCTAAAGTTGTTCATAGCTTCTTTCCACTCAGCATCGTCATCGGGTGTCCAACTCTGGGTTGATGATGTGTCCGTCTTCGGTTGGCTGGCCTGTGATTGCTCAAAACATAACTGGTAGCGTGGCATGTGGTTGGCGTTGCTACCTAGGAATTGAGCTATGGTGCGATATTTCTGGTTCTTACTGTGCCATGAATTTTCTACCTTGAACTGTCCATCAAAATAAACTGCTGCTGCAATAAGCTCATCGCGTCCTCCTAAATCCTTCAGTGCTTTATCGAGCAGCTTTCCGTATGCCTCCGAGTAACGTGCTTTGGGTTGTATTGTGGCTGCTAATTCATTGAACAAATTTACGTATGTATTCTTCTTTATTTCGTAACTACTCAGGAGGGAACTAGAAAGCAGGAAAGACAGGAACCCCAACGAGAGCAGTTTGCAGAAGAGAAAGGAGGGCATGGCCTTGTTTGCGCATGGTAGAGACGTAGCCACGAATGCGACAGAA